CGCGCGCCACGTTTCAAGCTCCTCTGTATCATCTCCCCCGGTCAGAGTGTCAGCGTAACCTGTAGAAGGAATACCAGTAATCGGCGTGCCAAGACGTAACGCTGTACCATCGTCAGTATTACCGGCAGTTCCCGCCACATCAGCAATAACCGGCACACGTAACAGGCCGCCGGAAGCTTTCACCGTCTGCAGGGTCGTGAATGTAACCTGATCATCACGCTGGATCTGCGTACCTGCGGGCAGCGTTGGCGTCCCGCTTATTCCATCCCAGCGCACATAGCCCGCCGCGGCCACGGCATCCTTTCGGGGGCAACGCTTAATCCTGGCGTGACGGTAAAGCCAGTCCTCATCACACATATCAGGCAGCATATTCCGGGCCAGATAATCGATATAGCCGTAGAGGGTATGAACGGCAGCGGCCTGCACACGCGCGTACACTTCTGCATCCATCCTGCGTAAGAGCACATCCTCCTGGAAGCGTGTCAGCAAATCGCTGCGGATGGTGGCTATCAGTTGCGGGAGTTCAGGCCGTGCAAATTGACTGTCAGCCATCGAGTTCACTCCAGATGTCATCAAAGGTAATGTTGTGAATGGTGCCGTCACGCTGGTAGATGGTTATTCCGGCCGCCAGCATATCGATCCCGGTACGTTCTGCGGTTACGTCAACCCGTGCCGCCACGCCATCGTCTGTCATCCACGCCAGCGCCTGCTGCATGTATTCGCGGGCGTCCTGTGGCGTTTTATTGGTGAGTTTACGGCGTTTCAGCAGGTAGAGGCGGGAACCGATGCGGTCATTCTGAACAGCAGGCCAGGTGTCCCCCCACCAGCCGTATGGCTGCGGGGTCCTGTCATCCCGCTCCGCCCGGCGCCAGGTAAAAAGAGAAATCACCACTGCCCGCGTCAGAAGGTCGAGCGAAGCCGTGGCATCCTTACGGATTCCATTAACATAAAGGATCATGGTGTCAGCTCATGGACTGGCCAGGCTTATCGGTTATACCGCCGCCATCGCCATTTTCTTTGTGGGTATGACCGTTATAGGTCGTGCGCATTTCAGCCATCGTTTTTCCACTGCTGTCACAGTTGTCCCTGATATCGCCAGTGGATTCGATCGGCATTTCAAAACGGGCTTTAGTGGCATTCGTGAAAATAACCGGCTTTCCGCCGCCATTTACCACTATTCCGGCGCGGGTTAATGTGACCGACTGCCCCTGATCGTCATATAACGCGACTTCCCCGCGCGCCAGCCCTTTCAGTCTGAAGCGGCGGTCAGCCACAACCACAGCCACTCCGTGCGAACGATCACCGGCGGGAAACAATACCACCGCTTCTGCGCCATTCTGTGCTGCAGAGGTGAAACCGTAAGGTTCAAGATGCTCCACATTTTCCTTTTTTTCACCGGCAATAAGTTTCAGTCCGGCAGTCTGGCATTTTCTGACGGTATCAATCGCGGTAATGACTGCGCGCGTTATCATGTTCTGAAGAGGATGGTTAGCCATCAGAAATCCGCCTCCTCACTGACTTTTTTCTTCGCTTTCGGCCTGAATGGTTCAGGAAGATAAGCATCCGCAGGCCCCACCCGGATTTCGGTCAGGGTGCCGTTATTGTCCTGGCTGTACGTCACTTCGGCGATCACCAGCGTTTCATTGTCAAAACCGTTCAGCGGGTCATACACCACCACGGCCTGATTCGGTTTCCACAATTCTCCATTCCCCTGTCTCCACCCCTGTACGGTATAGGTGGTTTCCAGCGTTTTCGCCGCACGCTGACGGGCTTCAAATTCACAGCGTGATTTGCAGCTGTCAGTTGTGGCAGTTCCTGACTGCTGAATGGTGTGGGGACGATACCGCGTGACGCCTGCATCACCAGTACTCTGCCGGATAGCAGCAATGGTTGCCTCGCCGAAATCGTCATCAGTACCAGGACGCTGCCCCGTAACCAGATAACTGGAGAAACGCTCACGAACACTACGCTCGGTATCACAGGAAAGAATATTTTCGCCAAGTACCAGTGCCGTGGCTGCTTTCATACTGCCCGGCCTGCCGAGAACCAGCCGTCCCCGTTCGTCGTCATATGCCAGCGCCTGAGCCTGTCCAAGCAGCCTGTTCAGACAGTCCACAACCGTTTCACCATGTTCCGGCTGAGCCTCAATAACGGCGGCTGCCGGCGCCGGCGCGCCTGCATCAACAACGTCCACACCGAGGCGCGCCTGCATCAACAACGTCCACACCGAATGGCCGGGCCAGTGCGCTGGCGATCAGGAATAAATTTTTCCCGTTATGCTGTGCAGGCGATGCAGAACAGTCGATAAGATCTGCCGTTTTGCTGCGCCCGACAATGCCCGTCATAATGGTCTGCGCATCATAACGTAGCGGCAACGCCTCAACCCAGCCGGTAATGACTAAATCATCGCCAATAAGTACCTCAACAGAGTCACCATTTTTTACTGGCGGTACGTCTTCTCCACCAGGCCACTGCCGGGTGATCGAGACATTAAAGTCCCGGGCAATACGATCAATGCCTGCACTGATCCGTACTGACGTCCATCCTCCCCAGTCACGCCCGTTGACGCGTAAAAAAACCGTATTATTCATCGTACCGGAACCCTCAGCGGCTCTACCGGGACAAATCCCGGATGGGGAACGGGATTACGCGTGAGGATGTCAGATTCCCGCCCGGCGTCGTCATACCAGGCTGCAGCCAGTACCAGTGCAGGCAGAACATCATCAGGCGTTCGCAATGCAGTACGTTCAACCTGTGCCAGTCGTGCAGAAATATCGCGATTGAGATCCGTCCGCATAACGGAAATTTGCTGGAAAAGTACATCATCCCGGATACGCAACTGCTCCTGGTCAATCGCAGCATTGAGCGCGGTCCGGATAGCTTTCAGATCTTCATAATTCGGTGGAAAGCTGCCATTACTGACTGTCTGTACACCATCCAGAGCCGGGTGCATGACAGTGATAATGTCTGAGTCACGGCCTGTTCCTGCAGGCTGATTTACGCCCCGGACACCAGGTACATCACGCGGCTGTGCCAGTGTTGTCACGGCGTGGACGGCTGTGCTGATGGCTGTTGTCCTGATGGCGGCTGCGATCATATTGCGTTGCATTTTCTGTTTCGCAGCAGATCCGGAGTCAGTGGGCCAGGTGCCACGGGGGGAAAGACCGGGATCAAGGGTGATACCTGACATCGTTTTTATCATCGTGACCAGATCCGATGTACTGCCTCTGAGCCTGTCACCTGAGCGCCAGGCTTTTTGCAGTGCGTTAACGAAATCACTTGCGGCGCTCGGTGGCATCAGAATGACAGACAAATCCCCCTGTAACAGCCGCATTGCTGCAGACACGCCGGAGTCAACCATCCTGAAAGCATCGGCAACATCGCCCAGCATGGAGGCAGCATCGGCAATGACATCGTTCTGGATAAAATCAGAAATACCTGACAACGAGAATGTGGAAAACATACTGTCAATCGCATCGTCGAAAAGCCCGCCTGATGTTTCCAGGCGCTTCGCCGTTGCCATTCCCGCCACCGGAAAAGAAAGTTCACCACTTTCCACAAACTGAAAGGAGACACGACACATGCGCCCTTCTGTACTGCTGTGAGTGATCCTGACCTGTCCGTCAATGCTGCCCTGCATTTCGCCATACTGCGGATGGACCAGCGCACCAGGGCCTGCGGTTTCAATGGCACCAATAAGACGATCCCGCCGGTCTGCGTAATCATCACCGACAAGATAAGCATTTATCGTCAGGCGGCGCGTGGCGCGACCTAAATCCTCCGTCCAGGGCTTATCCCTGTTCGGATATTCATGTACCTGTACGCGGCGTCCAAAGGTGCTTTCATCATCTTCAACGGAGAAAGGTACTCCACGAAATGATGCATCACGCAGGCGCCCGCGCCAGCCAGTTGAGGAGAAAAAAGCCATATTTACCCCATAAGAAAACCTGCCGGAGCAGGTTTATCGTGATGTACGAAAGGGTGAGTAACCCACATCATGGCTGATGTTCATCAATGGATTACCGGATTTCGGTATATCAGTCACACGCATACCTTGTGGTGCATTCTCAAATGTCACTTTGAGTTCACTGCGCTGTGTTGATGTCGGTACAGCTCGCTCGAGTACGCCAGAACGACTGGTCAGTGGCACATAAGGCTGATAACGCCCCTGCGGAATCGGGGTGTCCATGCCAAGAAGCTCTTTAAGTCTGGGAATAAAACCGTTATACCCCCGTTCACGCTCTTTCGTTTGCAGCTTCTGTACAGCGAATGCGCCAGTATCCATACCCGCATCCTTCGCGCCCTGCTCCAGATCCTTAAGCTCTTTAAAGAGTGACACCGCCACGCCAATTGTCAGCGTCATGGCCCCCATCCGGCCAATTTTACCCAGCAGACCGGAAAGCCGTCCGGCCAGCAGGACGGACTGCTGCAGGGCACCAATGGTCCTGACGGTAAAAGAACCAGCCATAACCAGGCCAATCCCTTCAATCACCGTATCCCATCCGCCCATCGCCTGCGCAACGTTATCGACCTCCTGCCATACCGCCTTAATCACCGGAGCAACATCGTCCCAGTTCTCAATGATCAGCATAGCGCCGGCCACCAGCGCCGCAATGGCGACTTTCGCCGGAGAGAGGTTAATGACACTGTTCAGGATTTTGACAGCCCGGGACAGGCTGCCGATGGATACGCCAACAGCCAGCAGCGCCGCGCCAAACTTCGCAGCAGACTGAACCAGTTCAGGATTAGCCCGGACAAATGCCCTGACCTGCTCCAGATAAGGCATAACCGCCAGCGCAGCCTCATTTATCGCAGGCAGGAAGGTCTCGCCCAGCGTGACCGAAATGGCATGGATACTGTTTTTCAGTAGTGCCAGCTGATTCTCCGTCGTGGCTGCGCGTGATGCATATTCCTTCTGCATCGAGCTGCCATACTCCTGGGCATCCGCAACACGATTAAAATTGGTGCGCAGTAAATCAAGATTAGTCAGCAGTGGCGCTATCGCCCCTAAAGACTCTTTCCCGAACAGGGCATTCATGACGGATGCCTGTTTTGCTTTCGGCACCTTCGCCAGTGAGTCCAGCACTTTCAGCATCGCCGCGCGCGAATCCTTCTGCATATCTGCGGCCAGTTGCGCCGGATTCAGTTTCAGAAAGGCCATTGCCCGCTTCTGCGACTTCGTTGCCGATTTGCCCGCCGTAAGGGACAACATAAAGTTTTTAATGCCGGTGGAGGCTATCTCCGATTCAACCCCCATACCGGCAATGGTAGCGCCCATCGCGGCAATTTCGCCGGATGCCACCCCAGCAACACCGCCAAGCGGACCAATCCGCGTCACGATATCAGAAATTTTCTTCGCATTTGCCGGGCCGGTATTCCCCAGATAGTTAATTTTATCGGCCAGGACAACCACGTCTTCCTGCGTCAGTTTGAACGCTGTCCGCCACTGCGCCATCATCTGACCGGACTCTTCGGCAGTGGTATCAAACGCCACACCCATTTTCACTGCGTCGTTCGCAAACTGCATCAAATCGCCGCGGGCAATACCTGCCTGACCACCCGCCGCCACGATCTCTGCAATTCCCTCCGCCGCCATCGGTAACTGTGTGGACAGCGTCAGGATATCGTCACTCATCTGCGCGAATGCTTTTTTATCATCGAGGCCGTCAACCACCTTCCGGATGTCAGCCATTTTTGACTCAAAGCCGATCGCAGCATTCACGGGCAGCGCCAGCGCCCCAAGAACAGCGGTCCCGGCAGCGGCAGCACCGATCGCCAGCCCGGCCATTTCTTTCTGAAATCCCTTCAGTTCCCGCTGCATCCCTTTCAGCGGACCCGATAACTGGTCAACGGCAGTGATAATGGCCTTTAACTGGAAACTGTCAGCCATGCTTCATTTCCTCATTGATACGGACAGCCTCCGACTCCAGCTCCAGAAAATCGGATATCGCCGCCCGCCGGAGCTCCAGGGGGTTTATTCGCCAGAAGTATGCGGTGTTGTAGACCCGCTTTCTGAGTCCTCCTCCGTCTCCGACCGGGTAAAAAAATTAAGGATCAACATACAGGCTTTGAAAATATCCAGTTTTGCCAGTTGCGCTGCCGAGGAGCGTGGAATACCTGCCAGCACAGGGATATATTTCAGCGCAACCGAACTGTCCAGCCGGACGCCGCCGTCACCGGAAACGGTGAACGGAAAACCAATGGCTTCGATTTCATCGTAGGACGGTTCGCGCAACTCCAGCACATGAAGCTTTTCGTTATGCGCCATAATCGGCTTTTTGAGCACAAGTTCTTTTATCACTGGTAAAATCCCTCCTCACCGTGGAACTCAAGATCCACGGTGCCTTCTTCCGGGTTATGGTTGGCTTCGCCGTGCAGCCAGGCGTTTGAGAGAACATACACCTGACCATTTGCCAGCTCTGATGTGATTGTCATGACATCAGAAGACGTAATTTTATCGACCGGGAAGTTTTTCGGCACTTTGGCGGTCACCTTCGTATACGGTGCCCGGCTGGTTTCCTTGTAGTCAACGGAACCATCCAGGCCAATCACGTCGTCACGAACTTTGGTGTTCATGGGGACTTCAATCCCTCCGGTTACCGACAGTTGCTGTCCGTCGATTTTGAAATACGTTGTTCCCGCAATTTTTCCCATTATGCAGCCTCCTCGCTGTACTGCAGACGAAACTGGTTAAGCACCGCAAACACACGTAACTGATTGACATAATCAGGCGGAAACAGCACATCTAGGCGGTTCGAATTGTTCGCGTTACGCTCAACTATCAGATGTTGCTGGAACAGATCGAAGTTTTCCACGATGCCTTCCCGCTCCATCTGGCGATATGTTGATCCCAGCTCACCACGGATAACGGCAGGCGTGACAATGGCCTGACCAGACCCGAAACGCGTACCATCATTAGCAAGTTTATGGCGCCCGTATTTACTGGTAATAACAGATTTCAGACGGCGCAACACATAAGCACTGGTATGCAGCGTCTCGCTGTCAAGGTAGCTGTTATCCGCCACACCATACGCATTTTTCCTGTACGTCGTGATATCCCGCTGAATACGCAGCACGCCGCTTTCCACATACGCCGTTGCCACACCGTGGGAAAGTAACGTCTGCTGTTCAGTCGTCGTGAAGCGTTTGCCTTTCGGTGCCGGCAGCATGTCCACCAGTTCCCCGGTCTGGGTCGGGCGCGCCGGATCGTTACGGATGAAAACCGCAGCACGGGCAGTACGGCTTGCAGCCAGTTCATCAGCAGGCGTCTGGGTGTCTTTCTCATAGCCCGCCAGGGTGATGTGCTGCAGGTTAAACTGGTCACCCGCGGCCACAAGCTCCGACAGCGTCCCCGTCTTCGCCGTATAAACGTGACCATACAACTGCCGGACATAACTCCAGCGACCGCTGGAATCATTCATTTCAGTTGCCATCGTGTTCACCGATGCCGTGTCGTTAAACGGAAGGCCGATATAATCGAACGGCTCATCTCCCATCGCTGCCACCGCGTCGTTAAGAGCTGGCGCACCAGCCCCCTTCACGCCGCTGGCAACCGTAATATTCACACCCGCCGGTAACACCTCCCCACCGCCAAAGCCGTAATAATTGAGAGTGACCGGAATTTCATTTCCATATAACCCCTTGTGGCGCGCAGTCAGTGTCACCACCCCCGCTTCTGATGTTGCCGTAAAGGGAAGATCAGGGTTTGCATTGACCGCATCCTTAATGCTCACAGCCACCGCCGCAGCGTCATCACCGCTGGTCACGGGAGCCTGAACGCGGGTTCGGCCGGTATAGACATTCACCGTTCCGGTTTCCGTCGCTTCGCCAGTTACCGTCAAAGCGACGGTTGCTGCCGCGCCTGTGGATTCAGGTACGGCAATGACATACAGTTCGCCAAATGGATCGGTCTTACGGTACGCCCCGACCATACGGGCCAGCTGGCTTCCGGCACCGCAAATCTGACGGGCATAATCAACCGATGACACCAGAACAAGACTGTTGACGGCAATTGACGCATCATTGCTGGCGTGACCAATCAGCAGTGATGCCCCGCTGTCCCGGGCGGTATTTGCCGCCGAGTTATCCATCTCGGCATAAAACAGCGGAACCCGTGTATCTGACGGGATGGAATTAAAACTAATCGCCATTTGTTTTCACCTTTTTATTCGTGCGCCGGACATCACCAGCGGCCTCGCGGCGCAGCCAGTAGTTATTCTCATCAACATTTCGACCTCCTTCAGGTAAAAGGTCGCCACGGGCCGGATCGGGAACCGATCGCCCTTTTGCGGGTTTCACAAACATGGTTTATTCCTGAAATGTAATTTCGGTGTGGTGCTCGATGTCGCCATCTGGCCCGGTACCGGGTTCGATAAAATCAACATCAATA